CTGCTGCCACGCTCAGAGAGATCCACGTATCCCGCCTCCAGCACCTCCTGCCAGGCCTCGCGCCTCTCCTCATCCATCCGCGCCATCAGCTCCGCCACCGTCTCCGGCTCCGCCGCCAGGCTGATCCACTCGGCGAATTCCGTCAGCTCGGCGACCGTCTCGCGCTCGGCCAGGAAGGCAGCCTCCACCTCTTCCCGCACCTGCTCACGCAGTTCTGCGCGGGTGCGCTCCTCCTCCTCCAGTTCCGCCAGCACCTCCTCGCGGATTTGCTCCCTCAGTTCATCCTCGTTCATAGCCTCCTCCTCTTCGTTACTTGCCTGCTGATCCAGGACATCTTCCTCCGCATCCTCTTCGCCCGCCTCAACCTGCTCGAACACGCCGCGCACGGCGCTGACGATGCGCTCAACCAAACTTTGCTCTAACTTCATCGTATAACCTCCCTCGGCCAGCTCCACCGGCTGCAAACCCTTCACCGCCGGGAAATTGACCAATGAAATCGACTTCAACACCTGCCGCGCCGTGTCAATCGTCGCGCTCAGGTACCGGTACACGCGCTCCCCGACCAGCTCCTCGCCCAGCGAGTTCCAGTCCACCCGCGCCAGCAGCCGGTCGCCGCGCCGCCAGATCTCCGTCACCCAGCCCGCGGCCTCGCCCTTCTCGTGATCGACGTCGATCGGCACCTCTTGGCCCGCTGTCCCGGCCTCGAAATTCGCCACCAACGCCTCCAGGTCCTCGCGCGTCACCTCCACCTCGCGCCCGTGTGCATCGGTGAACGTGCCCACCCGCAGGAATTCTACCGGCTCGCCTTCCTGGAGATGCGCCTCGGCGAAGAGAAACTCCCCCGCCTCGGCATCCTGCCCGAGGGACTTCTTCACCCAGCGCCCATCCTCGACCTCGTACAAATCCTTGAACCGCGCAATAGCCGCCGCCCAGGGATTTTCTGGCCCGTCCTCCGCCTCCTCCATCGCGTCGGCCCAATCCGCGATCACGTTCGCCTGCTCCAGGCTTACCCTTGGCTCGATTCCTCTGATCGCCTCATTTACCTCGTCCCATTTACCGTACGGCATCAATTTACTCCCTGTCTAGCCATCCTGACCTGCTGAAGGATGGATCTACTTCCTACTCCATACTCCCTACTTCATACTCCCTACTTCTGCCCTTACACCGCATCGGCTACCCTCTCCACTACATCCAGCCCCACCTGCGCCATCATCGGCTCGATCTCAGACACGTGCTCGCGCACCACGTCCGCCGTCGTCTGCCACCTGCCGCGATGCACTGGCCTCTGCTCACCTTCTTTCTGCACCTTACGCGCGTACGGTATCGCGTTCTCAATCCGCGCATCGAGCACGTGCCCGCTCACCGTCACCTGCGGCTGCGCCGATGTCCAGGCCCGGCCCAGCGTCCGCGTCCGGCGGTAACTGCTGCCCGCGGGCTGCGGCGGGTAATCGGCCGCGTATGTACCCAGCAGCAGCAAGGCCCTGTGCACCGTATCCCGCAGGTCGTCCCGCAGCCCGCCGGTCGCCTCCTGCTCCAGCGCCTCCCGCAGCCGCTCCAACTCCCGCTGGAACTCCTCCAGATTTGTAATCTCGGTCATTGCACTTCACTCAATTTCTTGCCCAAGTATTTCTTCTTCTCCGCGCCCACGATCATCCTATGCAATTCCCGGCACCCGTTCACACGGCCCCAGGGCGTGCTGACCGGCCGCTTGCACACCCGCTCATCCCTGGCCGTGTACCACACAATCACCCAGTCTCCGTTGTCCAGGAGCATCGGGTGCGTGGAGCACCGACAGCGCGGGTGCGCGGGCGCCTTGTAGCGCGTCCTCGGCAGCCCGATCCGCTGGCGCGTGATGTCATTCGCCTCGTCAAACGCGCGTGTCACCTCCGTGCTGGCGATCAGCTCCGCCCGCTGCGGCCCGAAGGTCGGAGCCAGCGTCTGCGTCAGCTCATCCAGCTCCGCGCCCGTCTCGATCCAGGTCGCCACCGCCTCGCGCACGCTGGCCCGGGTCGTCTCTGTCACATTCGTGATGAGCTCCCCGGCATATTGCCGCGCCCACTCAGCCGCCTGCTGGTTCACACCCGCCCAATCGACCCCGCCGCCGACCTCCTCCTCCGTGTCCGTCGCCGCCAGCCGTACCAGCTCCTGCACAGCCTGGACCAACCGGCTCAGGAACCGCTTCCGGAACCGTTCCTCCTCCTGCTGCCAGAAGGCGTCATCGTCGGCCAGGTTGCGGTTACGCTCCACCGCCTCCGCCACCCTCTCCTGCTGCTCGTCCAGGAACTCGGCGATGTCCGCCTTCAGCTCGTTCTCAAGCTGCGCCCGCTGCCGCGCCCGCCCCTGCTCCGCGAACTCCGCCAGCCCCTCCTCCGAATCCTCTGTAGGGCGGGTTTCCATACCCGCCGCCCCCGGCCCCAGCGACGGCATACCGGTTCTCTTCCTGATCCAATTCTCATCCTCCGGCGTCCACGTCAGCAAGTCGCCCACCTGCTGCAGCCAGTTGCCCAATTGCCCCAGCGCGGGTTTTTCTACTTTCGTATGCGTCAGCCGCGCCCGGCCCTTGATCTGCGGGTTATACGCCAGCAACCGCGGCACCGCGAAGCGGTTCACCACGCTCGCCAGCCGATCCAACGTCCCGTCCGTGGCCATCAAAAAGAGCTGGCTCTTATCGCTCCCCAGCGCCCACGATCCGGTCTGGCCCGTGCCCAGGTTGATGAAATCGGCCAGCATCGTCTGCAACATCAGCAGGCGATAATACCGAATCGTATTCAGCAGCGCCTCGGCGTTCGTGTTGCTCACGCTGGTCAACGAGAAATTAACGCCGCTCGGCACGCTCACATATTGTTTCGCGTCCACCGAGAGCGCCTGGCCCACGCTCTCGACCTGGCTCTGATCCTCGCTGCTCGGCTTCTCCTCGAATTCGAAGGTCGGCAGCCCCACAAAACTACGCTGCCAGCCAATGCCGTTGATGATTTGCAGATTCTTGAGGTAGTACCACGTTTCGTATAGAGATTCTAGAAGGGCAAACCCTTCGGGGTTGCCGCCATCCCGCTGGAACGTGAAATGAAGGCTCTTCTGGATTGGTATCTCGATCTCCTCGTAGTCCGGCGCCGGGCGCTGCACCAGCCCCTGGAGCCCGCCGGTCTCGTCGAACTGCCACTTGTGGAAGGAACTCTGCCGGCGCACGGCCCACTTCCGCCAGCCGATGTTGCCTTCTTGTGGTGAGCCTGTCGAACCAACCTGTGGTGAGCCTGTCGAACCAACCTGTGGTGAGCCTGTCGAACCAACCTGTGGTGAGCCTGTCGAACCAACCTGTGGTGAGCCTGTCGAACCAACCTGTGGTGAGCCTGTCGAACCACGCCGCTTGTAGCAGATCTCCAGCCAGGACCAGCCGAACATCACGCACGTCAGCGCATCCTCAATCGCGTCCGCTGGCGTGTGGCTCATATCGTGCAGGCAATCGTCCAGAAAATCCGCCGCCGCCCGGTCCTCCGCGCTCTCACTCTCCGGCTCGAAGTACCACTGCGCCGTGCGAGAAAGCATCACCAGCGCATTCCACATCGTGCGGATCGTCGGGTCGCGCCTGCGCATCTCATCATACACATCATACGCTGCGGGCCACTCCAATTTTGATGTATAAGACTCGGAGACCTGCCCAGAGAATTCCAGCAGCCCGGTTTTTCCGACCTCATTCATTGTCAGCGGTATCCGTACCATCTCTCTCCCAATGTTCGCTCCAGTCACCGAATTGGTTCCCAGAGTTAACACCATCTGTGATATACTTATCGTTGAGCTAGCAACTCATCGACAGGGGCGTTTTTGCGTTTCTGGCGCAATCGCATACAATTCACCTGTGAGCCCGTGGTGGAATGCGCCCCGTCGAGTTGCTAGCTCCCGGAAGCGCCGAATCCGCGGGCTCGCGCCATCGAGTAAAGGAGCTAGCAGATGAAGACCAGCAGAATCGATCCGAGCATCGTCACCGTCGAGCTCACCGCTCACGAGTGCGACCTCATCGCCCGCGCCCTCCACGCCCACACCGACCGCGCGGTCGAAAACGACGCCCAACTGAGCCAGATTCAATCCCTCTCCGATTCCTTCGACCTCGCCTCCATCCTCGCCGTCGCCCTCTCCCACCTGCCGATGGATACCATCGAGCGCCTCCGCGAAGAGATGAAGGTCTCCATCCTCGCCTGATCTCCCCCGTCTGGTCATCCTAAGCCCTTCGAGGGATGACCAGACAATTCTTGCGTCATCTCCCAGAAGCCCATATCAGTCACGGCCCCAAACGCATCCCACCGGCTGCGCACGTCCGGCGCCTGCGGCACGTCCGAGAAGCTCACCATCGCCGGGAGCATCTGCACCGCCCCGCTCACCGCGTCCACCTGGTCGTCGTGCTGCCCGCGCGGGAAGCTCAGCGCCTCCGCCACGAAATCATCGTTCCACGGCGCCCGCACCATCGCCACCAGCCCGTCCTCAATCCGGCTGGCCCAGACGTTGGCCCGCACTTCCTTGTTGCCCACCTTGCGCGGATCCACGCCCTTGATCGGCACGCCCGCCAGCGCATCGTCACGCTGGAGCTCCTGGAAGTAGCCGCCCTGCTGACCGCTCACCTCAATGCCCTGCTCCACTCTGGCCCCATCCCGCTGCATCGTCGCCACCATCCGCGGTCTCGCATCCGCCCACGGGCCGGGGAAACGCGCTATATCTAGAATGTAGAGCCGCCCCTCAGAGGAGCGCCCCACCTTCGCGCCCACGATGTAATCCGCGCTCTCGCGCCCGCTCACGGCCAGGTCCCAGTACCGCGCCAGCCGCAGCCCCTGCGGCGCCTGGTCCACAATCGGAATCTCATTCGCCTTAATCAGCGCCCCTTCCAGTTGGCGCGGTCGCTGCTGGTACAGCGCATCCCAATCGTAGCCGCCCAGGTTGGCCCGGATCGCGTCCAGCGCCTCCCGGTCAAACTTCCCCGCCCACAGCGCCTCGCCCGGTTCCCGCCCCAGCGGATCGCGGCTGATCCAATACCCCTGCCGCACCGCCTTCCGCACCATCTCCTCAAAATCCTGCTCCCCTGCTCCCCTGCTCCCCTGCTCCCCCTCAGCCTCCTGCGCCCACGCCTCCGCCAGCGCCGGGAGCGATAGGATCTCCCACCGGTCGCCGCCCTCCAGCATCCGCCGGATCAAGCGCCCCGCCAGGTCGTCGCTGTGCCATCGCTGGTGCATCAGCACAATCGCCCCCGCCTCTTCCAGTCGCGTGTAGAGCGTGCTCCGATACCACGCATCTACTTTGTCCCGCGTCGCCTGCGATTCCGCATCGTTGCGGTCCTTGAACGGATCATCGATCACGGCCAGGTCCGCCCCCCGCCCAATGATCGAGCCGCCCACGCCCGCCGCCACCAGCCCGCCCCGGTGACCCTCGATATTCCAAGCGTCCACCGCCCGGCTTTCCGTCGAGAGCAACACCGGCTCCTGCTGGCTGCTCCGCGCCCCGAAAACTGCCTGGAACGGTGTATCCTTCACGATCTCCCGCACCCCGCGGGAGAAATCGTACGCCAGTGAACCCGTGCAACTGGAGAGAATCACCCGCTTGTCCGGATTCCGCCCCAAAAACCACGCTGGGAATCGCTTGGAGACCAACTCGCTGTTATGAGTTGGAATAAAATTTCTGCCTACTAGATAAATGCCATCCTTACTATCAACCTGTACGCACCGCCCCGTTTCAGGCTCAACTCTCTCCACCGCTACAATAGATACTCGTCGCTGCTTAGCAAGGCGACGGATCTCTTTTCTCTCCAACCTTGTTGGAATCTGCATTGTCGGTTGAAAGCCAATGTAATAAACCGTTTTAGTCCCCACAATGCCCGATGTAGATGTTGTGGGGTCTTGCTCACAGACATATGGCCGGAAACCAAGAGAGGCCAAAATCTCAACAATGTCATTACATAGTACTGGATCAGCAGTAACAATTCGCACACGGCTGCGTTTCCCAACGTGACCATCAGTATCCACCAACCCTGCTATCAACTCCAGCCGTTGTTCGACATTGCTCCGCTTATAACATTCAGGGATGTGCTTGTTACCCCACACCCCCAATGCCTGTAATTCCCTGGTCATCCTGCCAGCCACACCAGGGCGAGGCCCTCCAAAATACGTTGTTAAAACCCCTGTTTCATTGTGTGTGCAGACTGTAGAGATGTCATAACCTTGTCTCTCGATTTCCTCTATCACAGAGTGCTCGTTAGGATCGTGCGTGATACACGGTTTAGTGCTAGAACCGTCACCCAACCAGGCTCCCAAGACATAGGGATGAAGAGGTAATTCAGCTGTGGGATACTGGAGCGCCTCAATATTGGGGAGTTGGTAGATATATCGTCCCGCGCTTTTTAATTGCACTCGCTCGCCGAACTTCGTTTCGCGCATTAAAAAGCTCGTTTCAATCGTTTGCCATTTTCGCATTGAACGATTGTAAATGACCCATTCGTGGTTCTCGTGACAAAGAAAAGCTGACCCGTCGCTCATCTCAATTCTGACATCAGCTAGTCCGGGCTGTGAAATAGCTAAGACATTAACCAATCCACCATCTAATCCAAATACCTGATCACCAGGTACTAAATCACAATGAAGCTTCCACCCGCAAGCAGTGGGAACTAGTGTGTGATCTGCGAGCAGCTTCCCGTGACGCGGAGGCATAAATACCATCAGCCGCCCAATGCCCTCCTCGCCGCCGCTGGCGACGAACCGCTCGACCTCCTCCAGGTACTCGGCCAGCAGCCGATGCACCCCCGCCGCCTGGTATCGCCGGTATGTGTACCACGCAAACGCGATCAGATCCCGCCGCGCCAACTCCCGGCGAGCGAGCTCTTTTCTGGTCTCCTCTACGCGATCGTTAGTCATAATATTTCCAATCAATTACAAAAGCATAGATGCATTTTAGTTATGATAATTGGCGTTATGTGCGCTGCCTGCAAAATGCCTCGCCCAAAAACCCCCCTAAAATTGCCCAAAACTTTAAGATTAGAGGCCCTTTTCGACTTGCCATTGTATAGCAATATGCTATAATAGCGCACAGATGAGAGGGGGATGAGCCCCCACTAGAAAAAAAGGAGAGTAGGAAATGGAACTAGTAAAAGCCTTAATGAACGTACAATACGACCGCAACTGGGAAATTTGGGCCAAAAGCACCAGCTCACGAGCGAAATCCCAGTACACCCAGGCGAGCAACAACAACACGATACTAGCCGACCAGGGATGGCAATACATCACCAATGGCGAGGAAATTGGTGACTACATCGCCCAGTATTGCGAAGGAATTCCAGCAGAAGATCGCCCTGATTTCGCCGAGGAAGCGGTTGAGCAATTCCTAGGCACTCTCTAGCCACAATCGCCCCGCTCGCCCAACAAGCGGGCGGGGCACAAAAACCAATGGCAAAAGATCAGGTAAATTTCCGGGCCAGTGATTTAACGATCAACCAGCTCGCCGATCTGCAGGAGTATTGGGGGACCACCCAAACCGACGCGATCAGTGAGTGCGTGTCCCGCGCCTGGCACGACGAGGCCGCCCGACGCGAGACTGGCGCACCCGCGATCTGGCGCGTACGCCCAGGCGACTATTTCTTCGTCAGCCGCGAAGCTGCAGTGGGGTGGTTCGAGGCCCTCGACGCCGAACAGGTCGGTCCGAACGAATGGCTCGATGAGCGATCTGATACGTGGTACGAGCTAGAACAGGTCGCTTATAAATCAAGCGAGTAAGTGATTATCGCCTCGCCCACAGCGGGCGGGGCAAAGGAAAAGCTAATGTGGTGGACTGATGGTTTTTTTGTGGTGACATTAAATGTAGAAATACCAGAATTCCCAGAAGGATTGGGGAATCCGATATGGTCCTGCATCAAGGGGTTTGGTGACGTGGCAGCCGCTGCTATAAGCGCCAATGAAGTGATTGTGCCCCAATGGGCAATCAAAGACATCGAAGGGTTTATAGAGGAACAGCGCCCAGCCACCGTGGAAGATTTTGAAGAAGCGGCACAACTTCTAATCCAAGCTGGAAAGTGCGTTGATGGCGCATTAGATGTCAGGTACTGGATGGGACTTCCCCCAGATTAGTATTTAATTTTGCCCCGCTCTTAAGCGGGCGAGGCAGCTCACATAATCGAGTTTATCCCCGCAGTAGCCCGCCTACTGCGGGGATTTTTTGCATCTATGCTTTTGTTAAGGTTCTTCACTGCTTGCTACCAGCTACCTGCTATCATCTTCAGGCAACTGCGCAATCGACGCCAGATCTTCCTCGCTCACTTCGCTCCAGTCCGATACCTCGCCCGCCACCACCCCGACCTCCTGGCGCTTGACGTAATCGCCCAGCATCTCCAGCGCCAGCTTCCGGTCGCTGTGACTGCGCGGGTTCGGGTCGCTCGCGCTCTCGATCAGCGCCGCGTAAATCTCGGAGCGCGCCTTCGCCAGCGCCGAGGCCGTCAGCGCCTTGATCCGCGTCTGCATCGCCGGGTTCTCCGCCTTCCACTGGCTGACCACCCGGTCCGAGGTCAGCCCCAGCACCTCCGTCGCCAGTTCGTGCTGGTACCGCGGCCTGCGCTGGTCCGCTGGCTGCGCCGCCCAGAGCATAAATACCGCCTGGCGCCAGCTCCAGCCCTCCTCCAGGAGATCCCAGTAATCATCCATCCAAGGCCCGGCGTCGTGCTGCGCCTCGAATACCCGCCGCGCCCTCCGGCTGCGGAGCTGCGCCTCCGATAGCGCATTTACCTCGCCCGCCATCCCCGGCAGCGCCCGGATCGCGTCGAGGGCCTCGGCCTCATCTTCTCCGAGCGCCCCATCGCCATCCAGCAAATCCATCTCCTCAGTCGCCACGCCGAATCATCGCCTCCACGAAAGCCGGGTCGATGTGCGCCTTCAGCACCGGCACCGGATCCACCCACTCGCGATCCGACAACCACTCATACCACTCGAACCGCTCTCCGGCCATATCGAAATGCAGATGGTCGCCCGTCCGCCAGTCGCCGAGCGCGCCGAGCCGGTCGCCCGCCACCACCTCATCGCCCGCCTCCACGAAGATCTCACCGAGATGCGCATAGCGCACGAAAAGCGGCTCGCCCTCGTGATGGTGCTCGACCACCACCACGCCTAACCAGCCGTCCGAGCGGCCCACTTGGTCAACCACACCCTCGGCGATGGCCCAGATCGGGAAGCCGCGCTCCACGTCGCCCCACTGCGGTTCATCCAGATTGACGTCGAGGCCCGTGTGATCGGGCTTATGCCGCTGGGCCACGTACCAATGCTCCGGCGGGAACTCCTCCGTGCCCACCGGCAACATCCAGCCCAGCCCCACATCCTCGCGCAATCCCTCAGCCACCCTCTCCAGATCATCAGAATGCCTGCGCAATTCGCCAGCGATTTTAATTACCTGCTCCACGGCCCAGGAATTACTCATTTACCCGCTCCATCATCCGCATCCAGGCCTCAGTATTACGCTCAATTACCTGGCGCATTTCACAATTCATATCCTGGAGATCAGCGGCGTACCGTTGGACCTCCTCTAGCCGTAGCTCCCAGGTACGATTTAGCATCCAAATCGCAAAAATCGCCAGGCCCAGCGTGCCGCCGTGCTGAGCAACGAGATCAATGACCTCCATACATTAGCCGCCAATCGCTACGTCGTACCATTGCTGCGCCAGCTCCGCGACGAGCGCATCCAACGACTGCCCGCGGAACCCAGCCCACACCCGCAGCAGCGCCTTCGCGTCGGCGGGCAGCTCCTCGATGAATTGGCCGATCACCCGCTCCATCTTCTCCGGCCCGCCCATCTCGATCTCTTCCCTGGCCACCTTCTCCGCCTCCAGCATCAGCGATACGGCCAGAGCCCGCGCCTTCTTCAGGCCCCCACTGATCACCGATACCGCCAGGCCAGCCACAAGCGCGATCTCCTCAATGTGCTCCAGCACCCACTCCAGCGCGCTGGCGAAATCCAGGCCACCCTCGGCCCCCTCGGCCTCGCCAGTCACTGCATCGCCGTCCGCCACCAGCGGAGATTCCGTCGGCACCGGCGAGCTCGTCGGGTCCCCATTGCACGCCGCCAATACTACTATCCCGATCAAAAAAAATACCAGAACCGTCCCCTTCTTCATACCCCCTCCCCTTTGAAACACCAAAAAACGCGCCGCCCGGACCCCCATAGATCCGAACGGCGCGCTTCCTACGCTAACACCGAGACCAGCCAGCGTCAACCGGCCCTATTCAATTGAAGCGATCCCCTAGCGTGGTTCGGGGACCGCGCCCTGCACATCCACGCCAGCGCTATGCCATCAACGCAAAAGCGCCGGATTCACCCGCTCGCGCTCTTTCACCTCCGCGCTCACAGCCGATCCGGCGCAATCAAATGCAATCCGCACTTTCTCAGGAGCCGCCACTCTCTCGCGGCGTAGGATTAGCCAGCGCACCATTGTTGATACACGCTCACCAACCTCGACCTTCTTACCATCGATCATCAATTTCATCCGGCAGCCCCCCGATAATTAGAACATCTGTTCTGATTATACCACGCCCACAACGACGTGTCAAATCAACGCAGCCGTTAGGCCACTAGTTCCACATCCTCCAACACCACCAGGCGAAAATCGCCGCCTCTCCCCGCGCGCGCACGCTTTGGCGCGCCGCAATTCAAGCAGATCCCCTCCACCTCATCGACCACGCCCCCACACTCGCACCGGTCGCACCTCGGGCAAAGCCCCAGCTCGTCCAACACTCTCCCGCAACTCTCGCACACATCTCGCTGCTTTTCCATCAACTCCCTCCACTGGTTCACAAACTCCTAAAAATTCTCGCAGCCTTCCCCCCATCACCACCAAATCCTAAAATTTCAGACGGGGGGGGATTAGCGCACTATCCACAATTCACTGCGTATATGCACAATTCTACGCAATCACACGCCAGTGATGATAATTCCTGTTATCACCACTGACCCGCTTTTCGCGCAAAAAACAAATCTCTCTCACAATCTCTCTCCCCCACAGAACTGCTACAACTGTTACTAGTGATGAAACTGGTACTAGTAGTAGCAGTAGTAACAGTAGTAGCAGTTCGCCACAGAGAGACTTCTCCGAGCAAGCCACACACATACTAAAAAAGAAAAAGCAGAATCATCTTTTCCTGGCTTAATCAAAAGAAGCGCGACATTGCGCCTCGGCATCCAAGAGGCGTGCGATTTCCTCCAGCAAGGCCGCATAGTGACGGCCCAGCTCCTCGGCGCGTTCGCGCTCGCCAGCCTCTTGTGCCTCGCGTATCATTTGCTCGCCACGTTCGAGCCGGTCTTCGACCTGGCCGATCTTGATGACCAGGCCAGCCCATACGGCCTGGCGCAATTGATAGCGCGTGTACGATGCCTCAATATTACCATCCTCTCGCCGCTTCCATTGGCCATCGATGGTTGGCATCGGCGAGTCCTCTGGTAATAAGAGCGTGACATAGATCTGCTTGCCATCCTCTTTCAGTTGATCCGGTAGCTCAATTGACATTCTAAAACTCCACTGGCTCAGGCTCAGACTGTATTTTCTCCTGCGGCTCCAGCCCGAACTTTTTCGCGTATACCTTAAGCACCCGATGGTTCTGACCATTCGGTCCTTTGTATTGCAATGTCGTGTAGTTGCTTCCTGGCACTGCAATACCGGCTTCCGTCAGCCCGCTGTAGAACGCGTTGCGGTTGAGCGGATAGGGCTGGCCCGCTTTGCGACAACGCTCCTGGATGTACGATAGAGCGCTCTCGCCAAAGAGATACAGGAAATCGCGATCTACAAACCCAAGCTTCTCAGCGTATGGCGTCCGGCTCCCAGCCTGCGGAATATCCGCGATCTCCTTCGTCCCTTCGACCCATATTTTCCCTTGCGCGAAATCATCTCTAATGATTCGCACGAAGCGGTCAATCGGATCTTCCTCCTCGACTAGGATCGAGTGATCCATCGCATCTGAGAGGAGCGCATCGAAGAAGCGGTTGCGCCATTCCTGCGCATCCTCGGCCGTGAGCGCACCCTGCGCCACGGCGAACTTCATTCCCTGGTCAAAACCGACGTACAGCTTGGCGATCACCGCCGGGATTCTCTGGTGCGTCATCTGCGCAAAGCGCCGGTGATCGCGCAGGCCTTGCCAGGCCCCCGGCAGATCGCGCTTGAGATCGCCCCAATGGTCCCGCAGCCAGAGCAGATAACCGGTCATCGCGTGCGCATAGCGCTTCCGCTCTGCCTGACACGCATTGAGTTGCTCCATCGCGGCTTCATTTTCGACGAGATCATCGCGCACGACCTCGATTGGAAAAGAGCGACCAATGATCGATTGCCCGCTGGGCAACTGCTCGCCGCTGCTGATCACCAGCCCGCGCGGCGGGAAATTCTTCTGAGCGTCGAGGTTGCTCGTTCGCCTCGCCCGGCTGGTGCGATTAGCCCAGTTCCTGATCAGGTACTCGGCTTTGCGGTCGTGGGAGCGTGCCAGCCGCACATCCCGCGCGTAGTCGTCCACGACCAGCGGCGCATCCTTGACCAGGAACGCCTTCATCTCCAGCGCCGTGCGCGTATCATTCCAATTGGCTGGCATCCGATTATAATCCCAGCCCGGGCCGTAGTGGTTCAGCGCCAGCGCCGTGATAGTGCTCTTCATTGCGCCCGTCTTTCCATAGACGAAAATGACAAAATCCGGCTCCACGATCTCGCCCAGCGGAGCCAGATACATCGCCGCCCAGAGCGGACCGGTGATGCGCAGGTCGGTGAGCTCCAGGAATCGCAACGAGGCCTCCATTGCCTCGCGCACGTCCTCTGGCTGCTCGGGCAGCGTATATCCCTGCAGGCGACTATCGTCGACCTCGACATCGACCTCCGTCTCGCCGCTGCCCACGCCGCCACCGTTGAAGAGGAACACGCGCTGACCGTTCACGCGCCGCCATCCGACGTGGGTGTAGCACGTCGTCTTTTCTGGCTCTGATAACTCCTGGATGGCGCGGCGGAGGTGGTGCGGGCTTGCCTCCATCTGGTAGGCCGATGCGCCCCACTGGCCCGTGAGCCAGTTCAGGCGCGGGTACTCCTCGGCCGGGACCGTGATGGTCGGTAGCCGCGTTCCGTCGTTAAGTGTGCCCTCTATGACAAATTTTATCTCGCGGCGCACACCGTCGTCGTGGATGACCTCCTCGGTGATGCGCGCATCGAGCGGCGCCAGCGGCGACCAGCGCGGCGTGCCGTCGTCGTCGAGGCCGTTCTGGCGGCAGATCATCCCCCAGCGCGTGGCGTACGGCGCGTTGGAGAGCCGTCGCTCCCACACGCTCTTCACCAAATTGTCCAGATCCCGCTTGCCAATATCCATCCTGTCACAGATGGAATCCTTGAGCTGGACCCGGATCGGGCGTGGCAGATCGCCGTACAGCGCCGCGATCTCCTCGCTCATCTCGGCCCGCTCCTGCGGATCCTCGAGCGCGTTGTACGCCTCAATGCGCAGATCCAGCCACGAAGGCGCATCCCGCAGCAGCCGCGCCACGTATGCGCCCACGTCCTCCGGCGCCTCGAAGCCCTCCGGCGCCTCCCGCGTGCCCGCCGCGATGCGCTGGAGGTCGTTGGCGTCCTTCTGCGGCCACGTCACCACGCGCGTAAGCGCACCCAGCCGCTCCGCCAACTCGCCCCGATGCCGCCGCCCGGTCTCGTCGTCGTCGAGGCCGATGTAGACGCGCCGGGCGTCGACCATCCGCTCCAGCAGCTCCTCGTCCTCCAGATCGGCCCCGGCGATAGCCACCGCCGTATCTACCGCCTCCCACTCGGCCCCGGCCGTCACCGCGCAGGCCTGCCCCTCCACGATCAGGATGCTCTCGGCCCGCTTGAGCGGCTTGCCCACGACGAAGGCCCGCCGCTCCCCGGCCAGCTTCCGCGGCGGATTGTATTTGCTTTCGTGCGGCTCGACCTCGGGCCGGATCGCCCGCGCCGAGAGGTATACCACGCGCCCGTGGCGCCGGTGGACGTAGACCAGCGCCCCGCCCTTATGATAGGCAAAGCCCTGCACCTTCCGCGCCACCTGCGCCGCGCGGCTATCGGCCGCCATCTCGTGCATCCCGAAGTGGCCCAGCAGCGCCTCCAGGCCATCCTTCGGCGCGTAACCCAGCAGGCCGGAATCGATCACCTCGCCCGAGAAGCCGCGCTTGCGGGCGTAGGCCCGCCCGGGGCCATCCTCCTCGATCTGTTGCTGGAAGAAGCCCGCCCCCACCGCCAGCCTCTCCTGATAGCTGCGCTTCCTTTCATACGCCTTTCTGGCGGCCTCATTGTATTCCGGCATCTGCACATTGGCGCGGCGGGCGAGCTGGCGCACGGCCTCGATCAGATCCAGGCCCTGATGCCTCTGTACGAAATCAACCACGTCGCCACCCTCGTTGCAGCTCCCAAAACACTGCCATCTCTGGCTATCGGGAAAGACGACGAACGAGGGATCCTGCTCAGAATGGAACGGGCAGAGTGCCTTGTAGATGGTGCCTCTTCGATTTAGCTCGATGTGATCCTGGACCACGTCCACGATGTCCAGGCGGTCCTTGATCTGCTCAATAGTCTGTATCAGTGATGACATAGTGTTCCTGATTCTCCCTATTAAAAAGCGTGTTATAGGCGGTAATGAAGGGATCCTCCTCGTAATGTAGATATGGAAAATCCCTCTTTAGATTTGTGATATATGGAGATTGTGTGTGCATTACCTGGACTTTTAGGATTCTGAATTGATCGAGCCACGGTATGCCTTGTAAAATTAGGCCATTATGTCCCTTGGAATCACAGAAGTCAATCATTGTATCTACATCGGGAATTTCTCCAGTATAGTTGGGAACTACTCTTATGTAATATCCGCCCGGAAGCCCTATGGGATGAAGTAGCCAGAAATCGAAGAGGTCACTTTTTAATTTGCGAAATTCCATTTCTGCCTCGGCGAACAATCTTGGATAATAGACTTCCACTAAACAGAGTTTTTTCATAACATCACACTGTTCTGGTGGCATAAGATTTACAAAAGGAGTTTCATTTGACAAGAACCGAACAGCTCCATATCGGCTATTAGAGATAATGAACTCTATGATATCGGATGAGCATTCAAACCATTCCCCTTTTATTCTGTATTTGTCAAATCTGTTGTGGAGTTTTTCTTCTAGTGTTGTTTTGCCTGGGATAACTCCAATGAGCTTCAGATCCAGATGATTGCCTGTTTGTAGGCTATCTCGTCGATCTTCAGGATTTTTAGAGTATCCTATTTTAATTGGTCCATCATCTCCAGCCTGGAGGAAATAAATCATCGCCTAAGCCCCCTACCCCAAATGGCTGACAGTGGTGGTTTTCAGTGGTTGGCGCCTGGTTTCTCTGCCAACCACCACCAACCACCACCAGCAACCGCTTCTTATTCCAAATACTGCCGCAAAAACGCCCGCCCCGCCGCCGTGAGCTCGTTCGTGTTGCCGAGGTCAGCGAGCAGACCGCACTCGATCATCGCTCGATAAAACTCTGAATATTCTTCTTGAGATAATATCTCACTCAGGCCACGGCGCGAGAATTTCTCGCGCTGCACAAATATCGCCTTCGCCACAGCTTCCAGATCAGTCCGGCCCAGCGGGATCTCCCCGAAGCGCATCCTCAGATTATTAGGCTGACGTTCGGTGACCTCGACCCGCGTTCGCGCGGGCTCAGGCCTCACGTCCACCCGGCGCGTTTCGGGCTCTCCTACTACGCCATCGCCATCCAGGTCGGCCCCGGACAGCTCCTCAATCTCCCAGAGAAGCGCCCGATGCTGACGTAGCAGCCAGAACCACGTCACAGTCACCACGCCCGCCCCGCCCGCTGCCCCGACCAACCACGGCCTTGGCCAATCAGCCAACCCCGCCGCCGCCCCGAACGACACCGCACCCACCACGCCAGAAAATAGCGCTTGCAGAATCGGCGTCGCCACGTCGCTTTCCACGTGCGGATCGCGCACCGGGCGGCGTCGCTGATACGTCGCCCCAGCCGGCAAGGCCGAGACATCGCCCAGGCCGAAGAGCGTGCTATCGCGCCGCTCCCACGGCCCCCAGGCCGGGCTCTGGAATTTCTGCGATTGCAGTACCTCGCGCCAGTTGGCGGGTGCTCCACAAATCGGGCAATTATCCATTGCGCACCACCCACACCACGACTATGCCCCCCAGCACTAGCCCCTGAGAGACCCAGCCCAGCACTACCCCCAGGAACAACGCCTGCCACACACTGAGCGCTGCCATCCGGCGCACGAAGCGGCTATCCCGCGCCGCCTCCTCCCCCAGCAGGCGGATCACGTAGGCCTCGGCCTCGTCCTTCTCTCGCTCCCCCTCAGCCTCGATCCGCGTCGCCTCGCTCTCGTTAGCCTCGGCCCGCGCTTCCTCGAGGTCTACCTGTACCCTGGTCAGCTCTGCCGCGGCCCTGTCATCCAGCCCCACCTTCGAGCCCACGGTCAGCACCCCAGCCCCCAAGCAGGCCACTACCAGTAACACTATTCCCGCGATCACAATCTCTCTCATTTGACAACCCCTTTCTTTACTACTAAACTACTACATCCGGCGGGAGACTGACAACTCGCCCGCCCGGCGCCGGAGGACCACCCTCCGGCGCCAACACATTTTAGGACTAAAACATTGTGTCCAATCTTCTTTCATTTTGGCACCCCCTACCTTTTGAGCCATCTAATGCGCCTGGCGAGCTATTGGCTCTCCATAACCCCGAACAAGGGTACCCCGTGCTTAGCGCCTTAGAGCGCATTCTAAGGGGTCAATCGGTGTCGATAACGGCGTCGTTAATCGGTGTCGTTAATCGGTGCCGTCGTAATACATCGGTGCCGTTAATCGGTGTCGTTAATCGGTGCCGTTGTTGGAAATAGTGCGGTGTAGCTTATCCGGTACTCCAAGATCGTACTCGATCTTAAGCGCATCGGGCCGTGGATCCTTCGATCGATAGATCAGCTCGCGCAGCTCCTGATTGCCATCGATATATTCTCCCATCGCCCAGGCCAGGAGCATCACCGCAAATTGGCTGGCGCTGGTTCCCAGGAGCTTGCCCTTCTTTTTCACGGCCTCGCGCAGCCAACGCGGACAATCGTACGTCACCCGCACCCGCTCCGCGTCGTACCTCTCTTTCGCCGTCATCGAGCGGCACTTCTGCCGCTGCTGGCTCTCGCCCAGGATGGCGGCGACGCCCGCGTCCAGATCAATCTGCTGCCTTGGCATCCTTCACCTCCTCCTGGAACCGCGCCAGCACCTGCGCGTATCCTCCTCGCTGCCCACCGTTGATCTCCACGCCGCGCACGGCCCGCGTCTCTGGCGCGTACTCCCACAGCGTCTCGCCGTGCGCCGGGGCCTCGCGCACTCTCGTATCCTTCGGCACGGGCGGCCACACAAACCGCCCGAACCGCGAGGCCAGCGTGACCAGTTGCTCGTGGCTCTCATTGGTCGAGCGCTCCCAGAACGTGGGTAACACGCCCAGGAACCGCCCGCCCAGATCCATCTCCTGCAGCGAGGCGAACGAGGCCAATGCATCCGCCGCGCCGACCACGGCCAGGTGATCCAGCGCCACCGGGATGACGAAGCCGTCCGCCGCCACCAGCGCGCCCACCTGCAGCACATCCACGCCCGGGGCCACGTCCAGGACGGCAAAATCGTAGTGGTGAGCTACGCCGTCCAGCGCCTTGCGGATCGCATATTCGCTAAAACTCTCCCCGACCACGATCTTCTTGGCCTTGACCGTGGACTTATCCGAGAGGATCACGTCCAGGCCCGTGCGCCCCGATCCGCTGGTGGCGTCGTGCCCCTCCACCAGGGCGCGGTACAAGGCGCCCTTTTTCTCCAGGCCCAGGCTATCTGCCACGTTGCCCTGCGCATCGAGATCGACCAGCAGCGCCCGCGCCCCGGATCGGGCCAGCCCGTGGGCCAGCGTCACAGCGGTCGTTGTCTTCCCCACACCGCCTTTCTGATTCACGATTGCTAATACGTACATCATTCCCTCCCGAAAAACTCATCTGCCCAGCAGAACTCCACCCCGTTACTCCCTACTTCCTACTCCCTACCCCTACGCCATATCTCCAACCACTCACCATCGCCTCCCACGCCCCTCTTGCACCTGGAGCGTAGCAAGCCGCACTCCTCCCGCTCCTCATCCCAGGCCATACAATCCTCCCGCAGGCAATACTCGCGCCGCGGCCCTGCCAGAGAGAGCGGGCAAATTCTGTTATCGCCACACTTACGCCTCATCAAATACCGACCCATCCCAAGCCATTTTTTTTATTTCTTCCAACCCCTCAATTCCCCAGCGATTCACAATGGCACCATTAACCCTGGGGACATTCCAGTCCTCGGACGAACGCATCGCTAGAGCATAGGATTGCGCCACATCCCGCTCGCCCATATCCTGGTCCTGAATCTCCTGGAGAAGGAGCTCCGTGCAACGCCCTAACTCCCAATGCCCAGCTGAAACTTCCTGCTCTACCTCCGGATACGGCCCAGGCGTGAAACAACCCGGGCAAATCCATTCCGGCCATCCCAAACCCCATCCCTCATCCTCAAACTCCAAATCACATACAGGACACGTAATCATTACCCACCCCTTATTGACGCACGGGCAGAGAATACAGAATCGCCCTCGCTAAGCTCATCGCCTAATACTTGATACAGCTCCTCTGCCCCCGTCCATCGCTCCAGATTTACCTCAATCTCTCCGCAGTCACGACATTTGCGAATGATAATCCCGTCCGAATAATATACAATTTCAAATCTGCTATGTGGACACATCACTACCTCCTCAATTAGTAATTCTGTTTAAGTTTTCCGCCGGCGCATCTTCTCCGCCAGCGCCGACAGCGGATCTAGATCCTCCACCATCCCCGCCACCAGCGCCATCATCACGATGTCGCCGAGTTCCGATTCTAGCAAATTGTCGTTGAAATCCGGATGCGCCTCCGGATTGTTCCGCACCCAGCCGCCCTCGCGGGCCAGCAGCAACTCCTTCGCCTCCGCCAGCTCCGTCAACAGCCAGTCCAGCGCCTCATCAGCGTCCGCGGGCCACTTCAGTCCGCGCTGCTCATAATACTCCGCGATCATCTCGTATGTGCTCTCGGCGCCGTTCAGATATCGCCGCCAGGCCTCAACCATCGCCATCTCGGCGCGGAAAAGCCCGTGTGGCACCCCCGCCGCCTGCTCCTCCGTCATCGGGTCATCGCCCAGCTCCTCGTCGAGGTCGTGGAATGCTTCCCGGATGCGCTGCTCAATAAAATCAGCCCTCGTCATAAATCCTCCAATAGCGAGAATTGAATCGGCTCACCACTCATCCAGGTATGGATCTGCCTGATGTTCTGCTTCGCGCACTCCTCGCGCGAAAGCTCTAGACCCAAATCATCGCATCTTATCCGGCGCCCGTCGCGCGTGAACAACTCACGTGCCTTCATCCCGGACAGCCAGGACTGAGAATCCGCCGAGGCGAACCACGGTTCTCGCCCAAATTCCGCCAGTATCCGTGCTGAAGACACGCCAAAAAAATGGGCCTTTGACCACGGCTGCAGAATCTGGCCGATGGCCTTAATCAGATACATAGCCTCATCGACGCTACGCTTGATGACTGGCACCAATCCGCCAATACCGATTAAACTTTTATCCATCTCATTCTCAAGGCGTTTTAGAGACGCCCCGCCCTCGACCTGATATATCCAGAGCGGATTACAATCCATTTCCTGGTGCAATCGCCTCCAATTGCGGTCACTGCCGCTCTGGTCGCCAATCACATCCAGGCTAGCGCACCACTCAAACCTATCACCGACCTCGTGGATCACCGATGCGTACCATTCCAAATCATCCACGCCCTGGAAAGCACCGGAATCGAGCACCAGCGGCACCTCCGGATACCGGCGGTAGGCCGCCTTCATCGCTGGCTGCGTGGCCACGGTGGCGTTCACCATCCCCGCCGCGCCCTCGCGCGCCAGGATCTCGATAAATCCCGCCCTGTCGATGCCGGAGAAATAATACATCTCCCTACTCCCTACTCCCTACTCCCTAATACACCCTCCACCACGCGCGCGGGATTCTCCTCCCGCGCCGCGACCAGATGCACATACGCATCCGTCGTGCGCGGGTCCGCGTGCCCGGCCATCCGCTGCACGTGCTCGCGGCGCGCGCCGCCCGCGATCGCCAGCGTGATCGCCGTATGGCGGAAGATGTGGGAGGCCTGTCCCTCGCGTTTGCATCCGGCCTTGCGCAGGTAGCCATTCACGATCTTGCGCAGCCCGGAATCGGACAACCCGCCGCGCCCGGTCAGCCCCACAAACAGCCGGTCACTCTCCGTCGCAGGCCGCAGGGCCAGCCACCCCCGCAGCGCCCGCTCCAGCCCGTCCGTGAGCCACAGCACGCGGCGCTTACGGCCCTTCCCAGCCCGCACCACCAACCGCCCGCGGCCCAGGTCCAGATCGTCCAGCCGCAACGCCCGCAGCTCAGAGGCCCGGAGGCCCAGGGTGAGCAACGTGGTCAGGATCGCCCGATCCCGCGCACGCCGCTGCGGGTCGTCCACCGCATCCACCACCGCCAGCACCGCCCGCGCCTCCTCCACCGTCAGAAACTCAATCTCCTCCTGCGGCGGGGTGGGGTCGGGCGGGGCCTGCACGCCCTCGGCCGGGTTCGGCTCGCGGCCCAGCGCGTCGTACAGGTGCCGCACGCACTGGAGCTTGAGCTGCACCGTGGCGGCCTTGTAGCGCGCCACCAGTTCGGCGCGGTAGGAGACCACATCCTCCTCCGTCGCCTTGCGCGGCTCGACGCCGTGCTCCCGGCACCATTCCAGCCAAAGCCGCGCCTGCGTGCGGTAGCCCCGCACCGTGTGCTCGGACGGATTCCCCCGCGCACAGCGCCGTCGGACGTAATCCTCAAACGTGCTCAGCAGCTCAGTCATCGCAGAATACCTCATTGCTCTGTGTGATGGTAAAATTCCGAAATAACGTTATCTCTCGGTTGTTGATCTCGGCCATCTTATTGCCAGCGCAAAAGATTGTCAGCCTAGGACCAATGATGACGAATCCATCTGGCAGCAGCTTGTCGCTGATGCCTATCGTCATATTCATAAATTCCTCGGCCCGATCGAATAATTCATCACTCAGCATCGAAATACTCCTCCACATCACTTGCCATTGTATTCCCCCTGCCGCGCATCCCTGACCAGCCGATTGATCCGGTGCGCCTTGCGCAGCGCCCGGCTGAGCACCAGCACCCGCTCGCCCTCCTCGCCCTCCAGGAGCTCGTCCAGCAACTCGATCAGCTCCGCCGAGAGGGCGATGGCATCCTCCATCCCCCACAGGATCTTGTAGCCGCTGGGGAGCTTGGGCCGTGACCGCGCGTTGATCAGGCTGCGGACGATGACGCCCACAGACGAGAGCCCTATCACCATCCACAGCTCCCACCACAGCGCCCCGATGCCCAGCAGGAGATCGACGCCCACGCCGATCACCACGCTCACCCACGTCCGCTCATCGGCCAAAAATTGCCCCAGCCGATGATGCTGCAGGAACGTGGCGTAGAGCACGCCCCACAAAAAAGCCATCAAACAGCGGCCAATCAGCAGCCAATCTACCGAAATCTCCAACAGCGTGCCATTCATTTGATATAATCTCCCTGGAAGGCAGAGAGGCGGCAGCCCCCGCACTCTCTCCTTCCCGTCTCTAACGACTAACGATTAACAGTGACCGGGCGGGGAGTCGAACCCCTGGGGACCATCAGCAGTGACCGCAGCCCCTGGCGCTCACCCATCGAGGCGACACCTGGCGCCTCGCCGTCACACTTCACCGCCGCGCAGCCCCGCGGCCCACCCGGTCAAGGTGCTACGAGCGCCTGAGCATCTCCTGGCCCTTTTCCGTGATGGAGATGGGCAACGGGAGATGCATCACGACCTCGGTCAACCGCTCCAGCGCCTCCTCCGCGGTCACCAGATCGAGCAGATACGCCTGGCCCAGCGCCATCATCCGCTCCGCGACGGGATGATTGCGCACGATCAGGCGCATCGCCGAACTGCGCCCATTGCCGTGCCTTTTCGCCACCTCGTCCACGATCTCCCAGTCCTTTGGTAGCATCGAGATGCCGTTCGTGACGTACTCAGTTTTCTTGTTCATAATCCCCTCTCAAATTATTTGCTGGTTCATTTTCAATACTTTATCTTACCTGTAGTCAATTCTTCTCTGCCTAACGACAATTATACACCAAGTTGCAACCGTTGTCAAGGGGTAATTTAACTCTTCCCACAGGAATGTATCCTTATGGTAAAATTTGATTGTCAAATGGCAACTCACAGAGAATTTTCGAATTGGCTGATAGAACAACTTGATAAGCGCGAATGGACGCAGGCAGATTTGTCCAAACGCAGTGGGGTTACTACGTCTCAAATTTCGCGCATTCTATCTGGAACTCGTGGTATCGGTATTGATGCCTGCCGAGCCATCGCCAGGGCCTTTCACATTCCAGAGGAGCGCGTTTTCCGCAAGGCGGGCTTCTTGCCTAATCGCCCCTGCATCATCGGTGAGCAGAAAGGGGAGCTGGACGATTACTACGAGGCACTGAGCCAGGATAATCGCGACCGGCTCGTCGCCATCGCCAAAACGCTGCACGAGCAGCAGGAAAGCTATGATGTCGGAGAAGATTGAGCTTTGTGAGCAGTGCGGGACAGAGCTGGACGAGCTGGAGTGACCCCCATCCTAACGGCTGCCATTTTTGATGCTCTACCCGCGACCGTAAGGCGTCCTCCCTGCCCCATCCGTCCGCCCGCCGGTAAACCGCCATCGACGGCGGGCTGTTAACCGGTAGGCTGAAGGTTCAAATCCTTCCCGAGGAGCCTCAGACCATACGGACACCGCCGCAAGCCATCCGTACCATCGCCGGTAGGTTATCGTTGGCACGCTCGCTCACCCGCGACCTAACGATGTACCGAAAAGCGCCCTCTACACCCTCGCGGCGCTTTAGAACATACGTTCTAACCTACCGGAGGCCATACGGATGAACACAGACATCACCTTCGAGCAGGCCGTCGAGGGCTACCTCCTCGACGCCCGCGCGCGGCAGCTATCGCCGCGCACCATCGGCGATTACATCAATTCGTTCAACCACTTCCGGCGCTGGCTCGACGGCGCGGATCCGCGCATCGCGGGAATCGACGCCGACGAGATTCGCCGCTTTCTGGATTGGCTGGGCAACTCTCGCGCACCCCACGGCGGCGCTGCGCCACGCCAGCCGGTCGAGCTCTCGCAGAAATCCATCCTCAATATCCACACCGCGCTCTCCGCACTGTGGACCTGGGCCACGGCCGAGGGCTACGCCGACGATCACATTGTGCGAGCCGTCAACGTCAAACGGCCCGATCCGCCCGCCATCGAGCCTTTTTCTCGCGACGACGTGCAGGCGCTCCTGGAGGCCTGCGATTACACCGACAAATACGACCGCCCCGGCAAATCCCCCTGCCGCAACCGCCGCCCCACCGCCGCCCGCGACCGCGCGCTGATCCTCATCTTTCTTGATACCGGCGCACGCAACGGCGAGATCTGCTACAGCCCGCGCCTCGATAAGCCCGGCCTGCTCGTCGGCCAGGTCGACCGCCGCAACCTGAGCACCAAGGTGGTCGGGAAGGGCAGCAAGGAACGCGTACTGCGCATCTCCCACCGCACGATGAAGGCCGTGTGGGAATATCTCCTCGAGCGCGACGATGCGCGGCCCGATGATCACCTCTTTCTCTCCTCAAAAGGCCACAAGCGCCCGCTGACCACGGACGCTTGCTATCATCTCATACATCGCCTCGGCGAGCGCTGCGGCATCGAGGCCTACCCGCATCGCTTCCGGCATACCTTCGCTATTAACTTTTTAAGGAACGGTGGCAAGACCCTGGAGCTGCAGCAGTTCCTGGGCCACGCATCGCTGAAGATGGTCAAGCGCTACGTGGCTATCGCCCAGGTCGACCTGGACGAGGCCCACAAGCGCGCCTCGCCGGTCGCTAACTGGCGTCTGTAGTCTCTTCCTCTGTGCCCACCGCCGGATCCACGCCCAGCTTTTCGCACAGCGCCAACAACATCATATCGCCCATTGACCAATCCTCGCCCTTGTTTTTTTGGCGCACGTGGTCCTCGAGGACGCGCGCCACCAGGTGCGCGGCCTCGCGGTCGGCGATCTCGACCTCGAATTCGTGCTCCGTGTCACGCCACTGCACACCTCGCGAGGTCTGCTGGTACCCGACGAGATCCTTCTCCTCGTCCGTCAGCTCCAGCGCATCCAGTGCCTTCATCCCTTTGCGCACGGTCGCGAGGTTAGTCCCCTGCAACTGCGCGATCAATTGCTGCAATCGTTCTCTCTCCCACGTCGTCAACGTCCAGGTCATATTCCTCCTAATGTATCATCTCAATAGCTCGGGGAAAGAAACCAGGTTTTTCTAAAAAACCTGGTTTCTCATCCCTAATCAATTATCGATATTATCAACCTCACCCACGGCCCCACCAACATCGCCGTGGTGAACGCAATCAAAACACCCCACCACAACGCCCGCGGCAAAATTCTACGGGCGTATACCTTTTTTTGTCGCGGCATCCATAGCGAATCATCCTCCACCAGCTCGCTCGCCGCAAAGCCCCGTACTACTCTATCCACATCATTACGACGCATCGTCATAATCCGCGATTTTCAATTTCTTGCCATCGCCCCACATCACGTATACGCTATTGTCGCCGCCCGCGGTCGCGATGTGGTACAAAAACACGCCATCCGACGGATCGCTCGGATGCGACGAGCCTACATCATCCAGTCGAACTTTATCCACATTTTTTATCACATTACCATTAAGATCAATATCCCCCGACATCGCTCGGCCACCCGATGCCAAAAAATACTGCGAGTGATCATCGTCGCCCTTGCCACTCAAAGCCCCGTGGTCAATGGTGCCTCCGTCACCGCCATTGTGGTTGTGAGAGTTGCCATTAGTAACGTGACTGCCGGAAAGACCCGAGTGCCAGGTATTGGCCCGCGAATCATTGTGATACTGCGAGTGATCGTCGTCTCCCTTGCCACTCAAAGCCCCGTGATCAATGGTGCCTCCGTCACCGCCGCTGTGGTCGTGGGAGTCGCCGTTGGTGACGTGCGCCCCGGATAAATTCCCGTGCCAGGTGTTGGCACGGGAATCATTGTGGTACTGCGAGTGATCATCGTCGCCCAGCCCGCCCAACCCGCCGTGATCCACGCCATCGGCGTAGGCCTCGGTCGCCAGATCCCTCCACGCGCTGGCGGCCCGTAGTCGCATCTTGTCTGTGTCGGTGCGATAGAATATCATCCCGTCGCTGATGCTCGCCGTCGGATCACTGCTGCCAGTGCCCGGCCGGAACGGCACCGACTGTAGTCGCAAATAATCGTACGTGCATTGCATCACGTAGCGATTATTCCCACCATCCTGGATGAAGAAATCAATCTGATTTAGGTGAAAACTGATATTGGACTGATTGTTGGCGTCGTGACGAATGCCGACGTTGAAGACACCATTTGTGCTCGCGGTCGGGTCCGTCTCCTGCAAATTCGCGAAGGCAAACATATCACCGTAGCTCGTCACGTCCTCGTTCACCCATCGGATGTAGTTGCCTGAATCCCCGCTGCTCGTGATGGTCTGGCGCGTCGCATTTAATTTGATCGCCCCAGCCCCCGCGACGATAGCGCCATCAGAATCTACCTTGCATTGGATTGTCCCGCCCTTGGTGGCGCGAGTGGTGAAGGCCGCGTCAGTGCCGTAGATGTTGATGCCATTAACAGCGTCAATCTCCACGCCGCTGTAGTCGTACCACTCCCCGTCCGCCACCAAATCCGAGGTGAGCTTGATGTGGCCTGAACTTATCTCCGTGGATAGCACCATCGCATATGTCCCGTCGGACACATCCGTCAGCCAATCACTGCCCTGCGGATTATCCGCCGTCACATCTGCCCCGCTCGCCACATCCGAGATGGATGCCGCCGAGCCATCGAACGCCTCCACATCCGATATATCCCCGCTCGCGATAGTATTCGTGAGCGTGATACTGCCCTTCATCTCCAATGTCCCCGCCGACTCATCCCATAGCAGGTAATTGTCGGCCTGGCGCCCGATCTGCATATCATTCTGGTCCAGCGTGCCGCCATCCCAGGATAACCCATCCTCAAGCGCCAGCGCAAACGCCGCGTTGCCAGCGCTATTCCACGCCCGCCAGCCACTGGCATCAATCTCCGTCCGTGCCCCGCTGGTGCTCGTCGCCAGCGAGAACCGCCCGTCCAGAATGTAGATGCCCGGCGTATCATACGCCCCCGTATCCACCAGCGGCGCGTTACGCTGGTACAGTGCGGAGATTTCCTCGGGGGTAAGGATGGAATCGAAGATAGCCAGTTCACCATATGATGCTGCGCCAATTGAGCCGCCACTGTATGAGCTACCCAGATTTAGCTGATTCAGCGTAGGTGCTGAGAGAGAAGAGCTGTCACTAGCGACAGACTCACCATTTAGATACAAGTTATAATCATCGGAAGAAAAATCTACGGTTAGGGTCACCAATATCCAATCACCGCGACTGTATTGCAGTGCAGAGGATGGCGTGACGAAGGCGGTACTTCCGCCTGATTCCACTTCCGCTCTAACCTTGTTGGAACTTCTGTCAATCAGTATTTTAATCGCGTTGTCGGAGTCGTAATACGCCTCAAATACGCGACCATAGGAAGAGGGTAGGGTGTCATCGTAGTCATATAGTGCCTGGAACCACACACTAACAGTGAATGTATCGTTGGTGCTGATTAGACCAGCCGCATCATTCGCTCGTACCTGTGTAGCCAGGCGGGTACTGGTGCTGCTGTGTGCTGTGCCTGACCAAGAACACCAGGCCAAGTCGCCGTAGCAGAATGAGGTAGGTGACTCTCTTCGCTCAGTTTGTAGCCCATCAATACGTATAACAGCGTCGCTAGACAACGTGCCAGAATCATTCCAGATACAATGCCATTCAGGACGGCTCGCCCCGCCTGTCGTCACCTGGCTTGTCGCTCTGTGCCAGCAACCGTCGGCGATCAGGGTAAGAGTAGACCCACCGTGATACCCATTAGCCTTGAATTTCCAGGTTCCACCACCATCATTGACAATTTTGTAATAGAGCGTCAGCGAATATGTGTCAGCGTAAGGCATCGTTTCTGCATTGGCTTTCCAATACGTGGTGCTGATACCAGACCCACTTCCAGACGCGAACGTTAGAACCTGGCTGTGGCTCCCGAAAACCTTATCGTCTGTAGTGCGCGTGATAGTACAATTTCCGCTCCCCCCTGTGTTTTCACCGCCGACAAATGCAGGGTTGATATCTACTAGATTTGTTGTGCCATACTCAACCATCAGTGCCTTCGTCCCCGCCCACGCCCCCGCTACCTGATGGAATGCTCCTGAGATGGTCGCCTCCTGCCCGCGCAAGCTCGTCCAACTCGTCTCCGTGATCGGGCAGTTGGGGCCGAGGAGCAGCAGGCCGTCGGCCTCGCTGAAAATCCCCGCATCTCCCAAATCGATCTGATTCGCCTTGATCTTATCGATCTCCCCCGCCGCATTCCACACGATCGGCTCATACGAGCTACTACCGATCTGCCCGCTGCCGTCCACGTCGAATTGCGCCGTGAGCACGTCGCTGGCGTTGAACACGCGAATGCCATCCGTACTATCCTGCACCACCCGCGCGCCGCTGGCCGCCGTGCGGATCGTCGCCCCGGTCACCGTCCCGGCCGTGATGCTCCCCATATCGGCGGCGATAGCCGAGAGCTGGCTCACGCTCATCTCCGTCGCCGTGATAGTGGAGGCCGCGATCTCGCTGGCGGTGATTGTATCAGCCGCGATCTGGCCCGCGCCAATGGTGTTGGCCGCAATTTGGCTGGCCGTGATAGTGGAAGCCGCGATCTCATTGGCGGTGATGGTGTCGCTGGCGATCTCATTGGCCGTGATGGTGCCCGCCGCGATCTCCGTCGCCGTCACCGCGCCCGCATTGATTTTCGCCGTCGTCACCGCATTGGCCGCCAGCTCATCCGTATCAATCGCCCCCGCCGCGATCTCCGTCGCCGTCAGCGTGCCCGCCGCGATCTCCGAGGCCGTGATGGTGGAAGCGGCTATCTCATTCGCCGTGATGGTGTCGCTGGCGATCTCGTTGGCCGTGATGGTGTCAGCAAAAATCTTCGCCGCTGTCACCGCATTGGCCGCCAATTTATCAGTGTCCACCGCCCCATCGGCGATTTTGCCCAGCTCGACCGCCAGATTCGCCAAGCTATCAGTATCCACCGCTCCACTGGCGAGCTTGGCAGTTTCCACTGCATTATCCGCCAATTTATCAGTGTCCACCGCCCCCTCGGCGATCTTCGCCAGCTCCACGGCATTATCGGCCAGCTTGTCCGTCAACACCGCGCCATCGCTCAGATCACCGGATTGAATCTGATCTGCGCTTACCGAGCTGGCAATCTCTACCCAATTGCTCGCGTTCCCGCTGGTGTCCACGGCCCGCACGCGGTACCAGTAGCTCGTCCCGATGGTCACCGTGTTGTCGATGAAGAAATTCAGGCTGCACGTCGCCAGGTCAGAGTACGCGCCGCCATCCGGCTTGCGCTGTATCTCATAGTGTGCCAGATCGCCCTCGCTGTTGGCATCCCAGGAGAGATGCACGCTCACCGGCGTCGCCACCGCGCTCACGCCAGTGGGGTCGCTAGGTGCGCTGTTATCCTTCGCCGAGGTGAAGGAGTGCGCCGAGCCGCCGCCATAGTCCCAGTCGCTGTCGTTGCCTACCCAATCGGTGGCCCGCACGCGGACATAGTACGTCGTGTTCCCCAGCAGCCCCGCGAACCGCTCGGATCGGTCCCCGCCCGCCGGATGCGTGCGCGTAGTCACATCGCTGCTGAAATCCGCCTGCGTGCTCAGCTGCAGCTCGTAGTGGTCCAGGTCGCTATCCGTGACCTCGGACCAGGTGATCTCGGCCCACACGATCTGCTTGCCGTCGGCGTCCTCGGAGACGCCGGTGGAGATGTTCCCCGCGCCCAGGGCATTCGGCGCCGAGGGCGCGTCGGTGTCGTACACCGTATCTCCGACGCTGTTGATCTCCGTCTCCACCCGCGCGATGTGCTGCTGCAATTGCCGCGCGTTGCGGCTCGGCTCCGGCGCCTCGTCGTTCAGCTCCAGGTGGTGCCTGCGCAGCTCGCCATCCTTGCCGATCACCTCCGTGCGCACGCGGCGGATATAGAAGCTGTCGTTGATGTCCCAGGTCTCGTTGACCAGCGCCACGCTCATCCCCGCCCGCAGCCCATCCTTTTCCGTCCAGAGTCGGTAGGTCACCGACTCCGTGTTGTAGCGGTCGTAGATCGCCTTCCCGCGGTCGGTGACGCCCTGCGCGGTCGTGATCCGCTGGTCGCGGCTCACGGCGTGCCGCTCGCTGCCGTCATAGGCTGGCGTCCCGGCCGGATACCAACCGGAAACTTCTTTTCCAAGCACGTAGACTTTATCGGCGATGCGCGAGCCGTCGCGCACGCGGCGGAAGCCGCCAAAAGGGTAGCTGTTGGCGAAATCCGGGGAGGTGGAGAGGTCAAAGCTGGCGCTGCTGGCCTCGGTGTCGAACCAGTGGAGGTATTTGTCATAATCGATGTAATACCGCGCACCGGTGCGGGAAGCCAGGTCGTCCAGGATCTCGCGCAGGCTCATACCCGCGTAATCTACCGCCTCCATCGAGGCATCCAGCGTGCTCACGTGCGTCGTGGAATCGATGTCGCTGCGGTAATTCGTGAAGAGATCATCGATGATATCCGCGTCCGAGGTACCATGCGCGTAAGACTCACTCTCGATGACCGTCTCGTCCAGCAGGATGTTATAGTCGTGGCACGTCACGCGCCACGTTTTTGCAATCCCCTCTTGGCCCTCCTCGGCCCGCGCCACCTCGCCAGCGAAGATCGTCGTGCCGTCGTCGTCGACGTCGACGGAATCCTTCGCCGAGATTGAGACCGTGCCGCTGTGGTCGCGCACCACAAAATTGCAGGTGGCCACGATCTCCGTGCCCACCTCCTCGATGCTGATAGATTCGACGTCAACGTAATCCGTGATGTCGTTCCCGCCGACCGTGATGGTCAGTCCTGCCATTATGCCTGCTCCCCGCTCTCAATCAGCCCCGCGTCCTCGCGTGCCTCCGTGCGCGTCCAGCCGTCGATAGCCACCAGTGCCTGCCGAATATCGGCCGGTATCTGGTCCAGCGGAATGTCCCGCTTGATCTCACGCGCCGGTAGCTCCCGCACGACCTCGCCCGCATTATCCACCATACGATAGGTGCGCTTGAATCTCAGTAGCGCCGGCCGGGCCTTCTGGGCCACGTACTCCTCGCCCGTCTCCGGGTCCGTCGCCGTGATCTCCTCCCGCGCAGGGCGCAGGACCATAATCGTCAGCGGCCCCAGCTGTACATCCGCCGCCGTGATCGTAATCGGCGTTATCGCCATCCTATACCTCCCAGTTTCTCACGCCGCGGATATTCAGGATCTCCTCCTGTCGCCGCGCGATCTCCTCGATGTCGTCGTAGCTGCGCACACTACCCGCGCCAAAATGATTGTGGATTTCGTAGCGCGCGCCCGCGCCGCCGCCACCCGCGCCCGCCATCGCCATCTGCGGCTGCGCCCCCTGCACACTCAGCGAGGCGCTCAGATCCGGCAGATTGCCGATTGCATCGCCCACGCCGCGCAGTCCGACCTCGAAGGGCGTCGGGCTGCCCGGGACCAGCCAATCTGGGACAGCATCGGCGATACTATTAAGCCCTTCCTTGAAGGCGTCGCTAAAGAATCGCACCGCGTCCGGCAAATCTTTCAAATCCTCGATCAATTGTGTGGTGAAATCTACCAGCAACTCTAGTGGTTTCAGAGATAATCTCATCAAAATCCCACTGAGTTTCAAGAATGCCTCCACAGCATTCCCCACGAATTGCCCCGCGATCCTGAAGTCCGCCTTAATAGGCTCCATATCATCACTGGTTAATCCCAGCGCTTGGCCTAAATCTCGCAATGATTCCAACAAGTCGTTGAATGTGTCGCGCTGAATCAACCTCAGCTCGCCTAGCGTTTGTCTTACATCTCGCCCCATTCCGTCGCGGAACCCACGCCCGAAATCCGCCACAGCATCCTTAGCCTCGCGTGCTGCTGCCGGTATATTATTGCGCAACCAATCAACTACATTACCAAGGTGCTCATCTGCCAGATTAGAGAACCAGGAGAGGTAAGCGCGTGCAATGCCGATTTTTTCACGAAGCGTGAGGGTCATCTTGCCCCACCATTCATTCAATACACTCACGGCTTCTGGGATTTTCTCGGAGAGCCAACTTCTCAAATCCTCCGCAACCGGGAAGACATTCTCGCGTACCCAACCCCAAACAGCCTGCAATGCCGGAAGTAGCCGCTCTCCCCAGAACGAAACAAGCGTATCAATCGCCTGTGGTATTTTCTCTTCTAACCAGGAGCGGAGGCGCTGTGCAACCGGGAAGACATTCTCGCGTACCCACCCCCAAACAGCCTGTAATGCCGGAAGTAGTCGCTCTCCCCAGAACGAAACAAGCGTATCAATCGCCTGTGGTATTTTCTCGGAGAGCCAAACGCTCAATGATTCAATATGCGGTATAGCCTGATCAACCGCCTCGCCCATCATATCGCCCAGCGGCGCCAGATTCGTCTGTACCGTACGCCACAGGCGCTCCAGCGCGGGGACGATGCCCTTCTCCATCGCCTGGCCCGCCGCGTCCGTGGCACCACTCATATTCTCGATAGCGTCCTGGGCCTGGCCTGCCGCCAGGAACACATCGCCGCCCACGTCCTCCCACTTGCTCCCAAAAAGCGCCGCCCCGGCCTGCGCCCGCAGCGTCTCGCTGTCCACGTCGCCCAGCGCGCCCGTGATCGTCTCCATCGCGTCGGCGACGGTGATCTCCCCGGCCTCGTATTTGGCGTAGAGCTCCTCGCTATTGATGCCAATCGAGTCCAATGCTTGCACCGCGCTCTCCTCCGCCGCGCCGAAGCGAATCCCGAATTCGCGGACGCCGTCGGCCACCACATCGGTGTTGTAGGCGCCCTCGTCCAGCCCGGCGTTGAGCGCGCCCAGCGCCTCCTCGGCCGTGAAGCCCAGACGCTCGAAGTCGCTGGAATACTCGCGCACCGTATCGCCGAAGTCGCCCGCCTGGTTGAGGCCCTCCTGAAAGCCCTTGGTGATCAGGTCGAAGGCGGCTTCCGAGTTCTCGACCAGGCCAGATTTCACCGCCGCCCCGGCGATGCTCGCACCCTCGGCCACCTCGACGCCGAAGGTATCCCGCAGCACCATCGCCCGGCGCGTGCTCTCCTCCAGCGCGTCGCCCTGCTCGCCCAGCACCTGGTTCACGTTGGCCATCGCGTCGGCGATGCCCTCCACGTTCTCGCCCCAGCCGCTCTCGAAGACGTCCAGGGCCTGCGTGCGGAAGTCGGCCATCTCGTCCGCGCTGGCGCCCACCTGGGCCTGGAAACGGTTCATCGCCTGGTCCGTGGTCTGCGAGAAGCTGAAAGCCTTCCCCGCCACGGCGGTCACCGCGGCACCGGCGGCGGTCAGGCCACCCACCGCCACCTTGCCCGCCACGCCGCCCAGGTTGCCCAGCGCGCCGCTGGCCTGCTCCAGCGCGCCGCTGGCCTCATCCCGCGCCTGCAAAATTATCTCTAGTGCTGCCTGGCTTGCCATCCGCTACTCCTCAAAGAAAACTGTTTACTCCAGTTACCAAATTGGTTCCCACAGTCAAAGCCTGATGTGGTATAATTTCGATACTGAGATACCAACTCATCGGCAGGGGCGTTTTTGCGTTTCTGGCACAATCGCATACAATACACCTGTGGGCCCGTGGTGGAATGCGCCCCGTCGAGTTGGTATCTCCCGGAAGCGCGAAAGCCGCGGGCTCGCGCCATCGAGTAAAGGAGATACCAAGTGAAGACCCGTAGCATCGATCCGAGCCTCGTCACTGTCGAACTCACCGCTCACGAGTGCGACCTCATCGCCCGCGCCCTTTACGCCCACACCGACCGCGCGGTCGAAACTGAAGCTCAACTGAGCCAGATCCAATCCCTCTCCGATTCCTTCGAGCTCGCCTCCATCCTCGCCACCGCCCTCTCCTACCTGCCGCCGGATACCATCGAGCACCTCCGCGAAGAGATGAAGGTCTCCATCCTCGCCTAACCCCACCGCCTGGTCATCCTTCGCTTGCACTAGCAAAGCCGAGGGGTGACCAGGCCCTACTCCCTACTCCCTACTCCCTACTCCCTATCCCATCCTCGCCCGTGCCTCTCGCGCCTTCCGCCGCTCCCGCTGCACGATGGACCGCTTCTGCAAATACGCCTTGATGTCGCGCACCACCCAGGCTGGCGTGCGCATTAGCTCCTCCCACGTCCAGCCCAGCTCCAGGCACACCACGATGTCCGGGTCCAGCGGCAGCGCGCTATTCCTTCGTAGCGCCGTCTCCAGGTCGATCTCGAAAGGATTCCTGCTCGTCCTCCGTCCGCTGGCGGCGCGGGTTCAAGTCGTTGATCGCCGAGAGGATGAAGTCCGCGTCTTGCTCCGTCAATTGCTCGATGGCCTGGCGCGTCACCGGGATCGGCTCGCCCTCCTCGTCCGTCCAGGCCACAATACCCCGCTCCAGAATCGCCAGATTCATCCGGTCGATCTGGAAGTCGGCCACCGCATCCTCCTCGGACGCGCCCGGTTTCATCCCCATCGCCACCGTCTGCCCGGCCAGCCACTGCCGGTCGCCGTATCCGAATTTCTTGATCGTGCAGGTCTCCAGCGGCGTTCCATCCTCTTTTTTCGCCCACCAGGGCGCGCTAATCGTCTTCCTCTGCGAATCATCCACAAATCTTGGCATAATCTCCCCTTTTCGCTCTCTACGTGCCTCTCAGATAGCCATCCTGAGCCTGTCGAAGGATGGCCCTACTCCCTACTTCCTACCTAGCCATCCTGAGCCTGTCGAAGGATGGCCCTACTCCCTACTTCCTACCTAGCCATCCTGAGCCTGTCGAAGGATGGCCCTACTCCAGCCGTCCTACGTCGGCAACGCACTCAGGCTATTCAGCAGCGCCACCTCGAACAGCTTCGCGTAGGAGCTGTTGTACACGCTGTACGCCGTCACCTCGAATGTGCTGGCGCCCTCGTCCTCGCCCCAGGACGGCCAGGCCTCGTATCGCACCGCCTGGTCAAGCTGCAAATACGGCGGGTTGTCCTGCCCGCTGTCGAGCTCCGTCTGTCCATTGAGCTCGATGCGCATCAGGCGCGTGCTGCGGCTCTTGTAGTGCCCTTCCTCCGTGTCGGCGTCACTGTTGTACCGGTAGGTCAGCGAGAGCTCCACCGCCTTCGGGCTTTCCGTCACAGAGCCATAGCTCAAATCCCCGTCGGCGGTGTAGAACGCTGCGAACTTCGTGTTCAGCGTCCAGGTGAACCCGCGCAGCAAACCCGTCTTCTGCGTGCTGCCCATCGTACCACCGCTGTCATCGATGTAGAATTTCGCCAGGTTGAACGGCGCGCGCTGCACGCTCTGCACGCTCAACCCGCCCGTGAACGATATGTCCGTCTTCTTGTCGCCCACGATGTCCAGGGAGAACTGACAGACCTCGTTCGGCGCGCCACTGATCTCCAGGTTGGCCCCGAAACAGTAGGCCATCTCCCAGGCCTGCGTATTGTCGCCGTACTCAAACGTGAACGTCTCGATGCCGTTGGCCTGATCCGGCGTGTTGGCGCTCGTCACCGCCGGTGCTATCGTCCATTTGTACGCATTCGGCTCGTTGGTCGCATCTGGCTGCGTCGGCGTGATGTTGCCGCGGATGCTCGTCAACAGCGCCCACAGGATGTGGCGGAAATTCAAATCCCCCGTCCACGTGGCCACGGCCTTCTCGCTGACGAACTCGTCATCTTCGAAGTACTGTGATAGCGAGTTGCGCTCCTCCTCCGGGCGATGAAGTTCGTACTCATCCTCCCAAGTGCTCATCGTGCCCAACAAAATCTCCGTCGCCGCCTCGGCAGTCCCCGGCGTGTCCTCGACGTTCGATGCCTGAATCTTGCGAAAAGCCTCTAATCCCATCTTACTCCTCCAGTCTCTGCTCTATTCTGTATCTCGACTGATTACCCGCGCCTGCTCGCGCCATTCCAGTATCTGCCGCTCGCTCACGCGCGGTATACTGTCCGCAATCGTCTTCAATTGCTCGCCATTGAGCGCTGCCAGATCGGCTACTGTGCCAATATCCCGCTGGCGCAGATCGGCCGCCGTCTCCGGCCCGATGCCACTTATCTGCGTCAGCGCCCCGTGCCGCTCGCAGCGCAATCCCCACGCCGCTACCGGCTCCCGGCAGCGGCCATCCTCCAGCGGCGCGCCACAGAACGGCGCGATCTCGGCAAATTCGGTCGGCTCATACAGCCCGCTCAGGCGGATCTCCTCCTCCGTGATGCCCTCGCGCTCCTCCAGCTCCAGGAGATCGCGTGGGCGCAGGTCGCGGGCCGGGACCGCGTTCAGGTACTGGCCCTCGCGACCAACGAATC